TCCAACACTTCAAATTTGCTGTCACTAACTTTGTTAAAATAAATCAATCCTAATGGGTATCCTTTAAGAATTGAATCTATGACGGCAACGTCTCTTTTGCCATCTGCATAAATATAATTACGTTGGTATTCGGGTTGAATAGTCAATTTACCTGATAATCCGAATAATCCTTTACCTTCAAGTTGGTTATACACAAAGCCATTGCAAATATCTTTTACGGTAATGTCAATACGCAATGTTGTTTTCATTTATTAACGTTTTTATGTTTGATTAGTATTCGTGTATATATTCTCTTAAAAGTACCATTACCATTGTCAGAATAGAAACTCGGTCCACCTTGTGCAAATGTTCCCTTTTTTGCAACTTCAGACATAGGTATTCCGTGCGTTAAGTTTGACCCTATTATATCAAATTGTTCAGGGCAGTATTTATCAAGAAACGATATAGGAACTCCTATAAAGCCATCGTAGTCGCTTGGAATAGCGTCTGCAAAAGGTACTTCTATTGCATCGAAGTTTGTATAAGTGGCGTATGATTTTTTACCTTTGATTTCCTTATGCTTGCTAAACTTAAAATTCTCTTCCATTGTCATCAATTGCATTGGTTGGTGTCTTCTTCCGTGGTCAATATTTGTAAACCAACATACACCTGGAACACGATTAACTTTTTCTCCGTTCTGTTCTTTTTCAAACTTATATGAGTCAGCATAAACAAAATCAGAAGGAACTTTAAAGTACATTCCTTTATTGAAGTTGGTAGCACCTAGCCAAACCTTGTTTTCCTTAATGTGAGGGAATAACTCTTTGTAAGTTATGGCGTTTATATTCCCAATTATTAAAAACTGTTTTTCGGCTTCTACAACCCACGCCAAAAAAATACGGAACAATGAAAAAGGTGGATTTGTGATAATTATATCAGATTCGTCTCTTAACTTTTTAATCTCTTGGCTTTTGAAGTCACCATCACCTTTTAAATACTTCCATTCTAAATCATTAACATCTATTCTTCCGTCTCCTGATTTGTCCCTAGTTAGCGTAAATATTTTTCCGTTTTTTACAGTTTTACATTCGTCATATTGAGGATCGTTAACTTCAAAAAGAGTTGGTTGATAAGCTATTTTATAGTTTTTACTTTCAGGAGCGTAGCTTGTGCTTATTAGCTTTTTAAGTCCAAAACGTTCAAAATTTTGTGCGAAAAACTTAGTAAAGTTGCTCCATTCAGGGTCATCACAAGGTAATAAAACAGTCTTTCCCCGAAATACATCAGGATTGTACTCCAAATATGCTTCGATTTCCTTTTGAATGTCGTGAAACTGAGTATAAAACTCGTCGTTTTTTGCATTTTTTGCATTAGTGAGATTACTATTAGCCATTTTAATTCAATTAGTTATTCAGGCAATTTTTAGATTAGCCTTAAAAGGGAATCAACCTGTTGCTAAGATTTGGTTTTACTATAATCTACAAAATTGCTTAAAATATTTAAATAATGACCAAAAAAAAGCCCTGTTTCCAGGGCCCTTTTTCAGAAAGGAAGTTTTTCATCCGCCTTTTGTGTTTTCTTCTTGCCCTTGGCTTTCTTTTGAGCGGGCTGCGGAGCTTCGTCTACCTTTTTGGAGTGGTAGCAGGTATAAGTCCTTCCAAACTTATCAGCTTCCTTGAGCTTTGCAACCTCGAAGGTAACGTACCAGACACCGTCGCGCTCATAAGCGATTTTGTTAATTTCTTCCAACTTCAGAGTTACTCTTGCGATCTGAAGATTCGGAACCTGAGTTCCCTTGCCGATGTAAATTTTTTCGTAAGCCATGATGTTAAATTTTAAAGTGTTAAAAAATTATATGCAGCAAATCAGCGCAGGAAATAAGAAAAACAAGGAGGAACTGGAATACCGGAAAGCAAAGAGGATATGCCGGGAAAATCCTTGTTTTCACGCGAGTGCGGACACCGGACGTTGAAATTTCCGAAGCTTGCTTAGCATGGAATTTCGACACACTTATTTAACATCACGGCCGAAAAAATACCGGCAGGGGGACGGTGGAGAATCAGATCATAAGAGTACTGAAGTCCTAAAGCAATGAAAATCGCAAGCGGGACGGTGTGTTACCATACAAGGCAAAGCAGGAAGCTGTTTGGCAGGGATTCTGCCCACACTCCCAAAGCAGACGAAAAGCCCGTTGAAATGCCATGGCAGAATACACCCGGGATGAAAACCCTTCTGAAAAGGGTGGAAACAGGGCTATGGGGAGTGGAAGGTTCTTTAATGCGGGCGGGAAGGAAATGAACAAAAAAAAGCGCCCCGAGGGGCGCTATCTTGCCATTACTTCCAGGAACCTTTTGTATTCCCATTGGACAAGTTCTGAGGGGAGATAATCTTCGGCTTCAGGTTGATAGACAGATGCAAGGTATTCAAGGAATTCAGCCCAGAGGTTTTTTTCGGTTTTTGAAGATTGCTTTTTCATTTCAGTAAGTTTTAGAAATTATATGCAGCAGTTCAGCGCCGGAAATGAGAAAAACCAGGAGGAACTGGAATACCGCAGGGCAATGAGGATATGCCGGGAAAATCCTTGTTTTCACGTCAGTGCGGACACCGGACGTTGAGATTTCCAGAGCTTGCTTAGCATGGAATTTCAAGACTTACGGGAAAAAGCAGTCGAACCGGAAAAAACGATGAATCCCTGACCCTGCAGATGGCAACCTGAAGATGAAGTCCCCTATGGAATGGGAATACAAAGGAGGGAAAATGGCAAAGCCCCGGGGGGCGCTAATACTCAGTGAATTTCCAGGGGAGGATTCCAAAAAAAAAAAAAAAAAAACAGGATCCGCCGCAAGGCGGATCCTGTTGCTTCAATGAATTTCAACAAGTGAGTAAGAGTGCTTATAACAGGCAGGGATATTCTTGACGATAGAGTTATAAGCCAGGGCCAGTTCCACGATGTAAGGATAATCTGCCAGAGAATCATAATCCAGGTAAGGATTGATGACCCAGAGCATGGCGTCCAGGGCCTGCTGGACATCCTCAAAGGGCAGAAACAGGGTTTGAATGGTCGGATCCATGGATGCAGACTAATAGTGACCGTACTGATTCTGGTAGAATTCTTCATCCTGGGCGCTTTCCAGGAATTGGCGGAAATCAGCCTCCCCGCAGGATGGACAGTAAACCTTCCGGCTTGAGGGCCAATAATAGGCAACAGATCCTTTGGGAAGGTTACAGTTGCATTTTGCGCATGTGCTACGGAATCTTGTTTTCAGCGGAAACGGATCGTTTTTAAAGTGTCTCATTGAAAAATGCCCATGCCCTTGGGACTTGTATTGGCATCTGGCACGCCTGTTGATTAAAATTCTGTTGAAATTACCACCAGTTTATCCTGGCATGGTACGACCCGGACGATCTTTGGAATCTGAATTCCGCAGGACCTGGGAGGTACATTTGCAGACAGTGCAGGGAAAGACCTGATGCGGGTTTGGTCAGGTCTGCCATGATCCGCATTTGGATGCAATTGAATGATCCGGCTCATGGCTAATCCTCCCAGGGCAACATGAAAAACACGGCGGGATTGGGCCGATCGATATCTTCAGCGGTAACGATGGCCTTCAAGGTGACCGTCATGCTCTGATCCGGATTCAGGACTTCATTACGGGGAGAAACGATTCTGGCTGTTGGACCATCCAGGCAGAAGTTGAACCGGCAGACATTGGAAGAGCATCTCCTTGCTGCCGGCAGAAACCCTTCCAATATCTGGCGGATGGTGTTCTCCTTCTCGGTCTGCTCCTGGGTCATGTAGGCCGGATCCACATAATTATGCCAGACAGAATCGTTAAAATAGACCGGGTACTTGATCCCTGCCGGTTTGGTCAGGGACTCAGGAACAGGGAACAGTACCCCGTCCTCCACAGCCATCTTGGTTGTGTAGCTAAAAACGATGTTATCATTATGGAACATGTTGATTACTGCTGCCCTGCAGATTTGTATTGGCATCTGGCCCGCCGGTTAATTTTCGGTGGACCCAAACATTGAGCTGCCACGGATCAGGGCAACCAGTGAAAAAACGAAGCCGGATTGGGGTAATGTCAGTTTCCGGGCAAAAGGCGAAACTCAGAAGGAAACTGAACTATCCCCTTGCCCGTTCCGTGGAGCGATTAATACCTTGCAAGAAAATTAAGCGGGGGCCTCCAGCATACTATTCTTCTGAAAATCGAGGCTGGACAACAAGTTTCATTGATTTTACATCCTCATTAGAAACGACCATCGCATAATTCTTCAGATTCGGCAAAGGAATTTTCGGATCAATACCTTCGCCCATAAGAATTATGCGATATTCGTTTTGGAATTGGTAATCTGCCTCCTTATGCAATTGAGTCAAATCACCTGAATAGATCTTTTTGTCGTAGTAAACAACTTCATCCCTGATAAAGTCAATTCCCATGGATTTTAATGAATCATCCAGGTCTGAGAAAAAATCAGAAATACTATAGATTAACAGAACTTTCCTATCATTTCGGAACATTCTATTATCCACACAAGCAGAAGTCTCAATGCCCAAATGTTCCGTCTTTAGCGAATAGAGGCTGCAGATTCTGTTAGGAATGAATGTAGGGTGTATTATGTACTGTGCATTATACCCAGGCATGTCGTGAAACTTAATAATCTTGTCTTTCAGAGTAATCTTCAATTCCTGAATAGGTCTCTGATAAACGTTTCCTTCTCTTGGATCACTAATAAATTCTTTTTTAGAATCAGGTCTCCGAAAAGAACTCAAACAACTAAAATACAAGTAATCATTCTGATACGAGTCTTCAATGTTTTCTTTGCTGCCAAACTTTAAAAACGTTGCAATCATAATTGATGTAGTTAAATAAAGTTGGAGCGAAATAAGCTCCCCCAGCAAACCCCAATGTTTTCATGTCGCCAGAAGATCAATGACATGAATGCAATGAAATATATGGATTCAGGATGAAAATAAAAAACACGATCCGGAAGATAAGCGTTTAAAAATGACTAATTCATAAAAAGTTGAATGTCACCATCAAAATGAACGATAGAAGGTACCTCAAATTAAATAGCCCTTTAAGACAATGTAATAAAAGTAGGGACGAGAAGATAAAATAGTATCAATTTAAGCTGATTGAATCACCGATCTCTTCAAGGAGGGATTTAGGTTTATTGGTTTCAATAGTATTGATATATTCTTGAAATTCATCTCCTGTATAATCCTTCTCCAATAGGAAATCTTTCAATTTATCCGTGTCAAAAACTAAATTTAAAGATGCTTTAGATGCATTTCCGATATAACTGGAATAAAATGTGAAAGATTTTGATTGTCCAGATTTAATTTCATCATATAATAAATATCCGTCATCTGTTGTTGTTGTATTGTCATAACGATCGTAGTACGTAATCTCGTATTTTATATCAGGTAAATTGTATGTTGAATTATTCTTAATTATTCCTTTACCACTTGCTGAGCTTGCATAACCAGATTGCCAACTCCAATGTACTATTTCAACATCCCTAAGTAGCTCCAGATAAAGTTCCGAACTTTTCTTTTCAAGAAAACTTTCAGCAATATCAAGTTTTATGGAAATTATTTGGTCAGTGGTGTCATCAAGTTCTAATAAACCTATTTTATGAGCAAATTCGAATGTTTTATTATCATCGTATCCACATAACCCTTTCGTATCAAGAATAGAATAATTTAAATCATTAAGAGAATCAGGTGTTAAGTAAAATATAATTTGATTGGTAAATTTCTTACCATATCCATTAGTATAATAATTTTTTGTTTTGACACGGATATTTTTACCTTCATAAAACTCTGATTCTAGGATTCTAGATGAATCAGATTTATAATAACTATCCAAATTCAAAATTCCAGGATAAAGAGAAAACATTGTTTTTTCATCTTCAACTTGAACAGCAGAATAAAAATTTGAAACGACACCTTCGGCAATTTTCTTTTTCTTGGATGAAGTACAACTAAAAAGTAATACAACAAGAAGTGGCACAATAAAATAACGCAAGTTTTTCATGGTTTAAGGTATTAAATTTGGTTATTTGAATTATTATGATCACAATCATTAAGTTTGATTGAAACATAAAGTCATTCGAATTTACAAATTATAATCATAAAAACCAATACAAAATAGCAAAGCTGCCCAGGGCATGGCCGTTCTCTTTGGCTTCGTTTCTCTTGGGCCAGAAAGAGAAAGGAAGGGCGCAGTTGGCCGGGTTGAAAAGGGGCCCCGGCCAACCGGATTTTTCTGCAACCACAGGAGCTGAAAAATCCGAGGCGCAAGGTTCTTTTTGGTCGCTTTTTCTTACAAGAAAAAGCGTAGAGAACAGCTATCCGGTTATTTGCATTTAAAAAAAATAATCGGTCTGGATGCCAGATTTTAAAAGAGATTCAAAAGAGAAAATTTCTCTTTTGTCGTCTGAAGGACTCCGCCCCGCCCTGTGGACTTTTGGGTAAAAGAGCCCGGAAAAATCTTGCAATATGCCCCGTCGGGCCCTTCATCCATGAATAATTTACCCTGCAAGGGTAAATCATGGATCCCGGCCTGATTGTCCTTTTGCAGCCATGGGCTGCCCATTACCTTCCGGTAAAAAAGGTAATGGTTCATATTTCAGAGATAAGCCGGATCACAGAAAAGGGGGAGTTCTCCCTGGCGTTTGTGGGCACCACGGGAGAGGTGATCAGGGGGGAGCGGTGCATCTGCACCAGCTTCCACAGCCAGGGCAGAACGATGAACATCAAGTTCTGTGATAGCGGCCAGATCCGGAAGGTGCGCCGTTGCTCCATCATTGGTATCAATAATCAGGAGGTTGTGTTATGAAAGTGATCAGTGTGGGGGGAATATCCTATTTACCGGAGGCAAAGACAATAATTGCCATGCAGCCTACCCGGGAAATCTTCCAGGAACCGGATGAGATCCTGACCATCGGGAATTTCAACATTGTACCCTGGGGAGATACCAACACCATGCCCTACGATGTGGTGGACAAGATCAACAAGTCGGAAGTGATCGGGGCCAACCTTGAGTTCAATGTCCTGGTGGGTTATGGCAGGGGGATCATTCCCATGCGCAGGATCATCGAGAACAAAAAGGTGGTGGATTACCAGGAGGTAATGGATGACGACAGGGTGCTTGATTTTTGCTTCAGCAATGACCTGAATGGGTATTTGTTGGAGCAATTGATGGACTTGGAAACCTTATAGAATGTCTTCCCGGAGATTGTCCTGAGCAATGACAAATCCGAGATTGTCCAGCTTCGCAGCAAGGAGGCGGTTTTCAGCCGTTGGGGCAAGGTAGAGCCCTCGGTGGGCAGGATAACAAAGCATTACTACTGTGCCAAGTGGAACGACAATCCCACAAAAAAGGACATCCAGGTAACAGATGTACTGGACCGGTTCAACCCTATGGTCGACCTGGAGGAGAAGCTAAGAACCGGAAAGTACAGCAACCTGCGCTTTATCCTGCCCATTAGTTTTCCAAGTCCTGGAAGGACCTATTACCAGCTCTCCCCATGGTGGAGTCTGTTCCAATCTGGGTGGTATGATTTCAGCGTCATGGTGCCAGAGGCCAAGAAGGCGCTGATGAAAAACCGGTTCGCTGTAAAATACATCATCTACCTGAGCCCGAAATATTTCAAGCAGCTTTTCAAGGACGAGGGGATTGACCCGTCGGACGAGGAGGCCGTGCGTGCAAGAATTGACCAGGAACATCAGCGTTTCGGGGAATTCCTGACCGGGGCGGAGAATTCAGGAAGAGGAATTGTAGCCCTCAAGGACATGGTGCAAAGCACCAGTGGCGCCAGGGAAGAGAAGTACATCGAGATCGAGACCATTGATCTGGGGAAGGAGGGCGGAGAGTTCATTGATGATTCGGAGGAGGTATCCAACATCATCAGCTATGTGATGGGCGTACACTCCTCACTGATCGGATCCACCCCGGGGAAAAACAAGGGATCCTTTTCGGGCACTGACAAGCGGGAGCTCTTTTTGATGAAGCAGGCTCTGATGAAGCCTTTTCGGGACCGGCTGCTCAGGCCCCTGGAGCTGATTCACAGATTCAACAAATGGGACCGCGACATTGTCTGGGCCATACCAGATATTGAACTCACCACCCTGGATAAAAATAAGTCAGGTCAAAAAACCATAGTAAACGAGTAGCCATGTTTTGCACTAGTATTGAAACCCTGCGCAAGTACCTGCCCACGGTCATTCACAGTGAATACTCCAAGTATGAAAGCGAAGTCCGGGAAGCCAACCGGTGGATGCAAAGCGATATCACCGGAGATGCCCTATGGGAGGTCATTACTGCCGAAACATTCGATGATATTAAACTGACCGAGCTCTGTGAATCGGTGGTGGCGCGCAAAGCCTATCTGGAGGGGATCCCCAGTTATGATCTGACGGAAACCTCCGGGGGGTTCGTGGTGACCCGTAACGAGAACCAGGCACCAGCCAGCCCGGAACGGGTGAAGAAGCTGCAGGTGGCCACAGAAAAAAGGCTCACGGATGCCATCGAATCCCTGGTACAGTACCTCGAACAGAATGACAACTACCACACCCCCTGGAAGGGATCCCCGACCTATGCCCTGATGACGGACATCTACACCCACACCCTGACCCAGTTCCGGCGGTATGCACCGTGGCCAGGATCACGCCTGGATTGGGTGGCCGCCAGGCCAGCCATGCAATCAGTGATCAAGCTCAAGGTCGAGCCCATGATTTCCAGGGAGCTATCGGAGGAGATCATCGAGCAACTCAGGGATGATGATCTGAGACAGTCCAACAAGGATATCCTGGAGAACCTGCGCTTTGCCTTCGCCAATTTTGTAGTGGGGCAGGAAGAGGCCGGAAAATCGTTTCTCTACAGAATACGCAAGGTGCTATTAAAGCGGCCATCGGATTTTCCAGCCTGGGAAACAAGCGAGCTTTATGCCGCCATACAGGCCAGCGGAGTGAACAAATACGATACGGAAAGGCCCTTTTTCAGGGCCGGATTTTAACCCTGGAGTAATGGATGAAGTCAGGAAGATTCAGCTGAAGCTCCCCAAAGGATGGAATGAGCTCAAAAAAGGGAAGCTGGAAGCAGTGGCAGGATACCACTTACGTTACAAAAGCAAAGCGGAGCTGCTGACCCACTGCTTTCTGCTGTTCTCTGGATGGAAGATTATCAGATGGGAGAAGCAGCCGGGATTTGAACAGGGGTGTTGCTATTTCAGAAAAAAGGGGGAAGCTGTTTTCAGGGTGGAGGCGGATGTATTCTCCGGTTTATGCAAGAACCTGGAATGGATCATAAAGGGGTATACCCTACCCTCCCATGTTCCCGTGATCCGGGGACTGGAATCGCCCAATCTGATTCTTTACAGGACGACACTGGAACAGTACCTGATGGCCGACAATTTCTACTACAGGTTTATCAGCGGCGGCAACTTCAAGGACCTGGACAGGATGATCGCTGTGCTGTACTGCCGAAACCTCGCGGATATTGACTTGGAACGGCAAGCCAGGCGGATAGCCAGGCGGGATAAGGCCCAGCGTTATGCCGTCTTCATCTGGCTGTCGGGACTTAAAAGCTGGCTGCGGGAAAAGTACCCCTACATATTTTCAGGGCTTGAGAATGAAACAGGCAGAAGCCAGGATGAAGCCATCATGGGACTGCTCACAGCACTCAACGGTGGTGATATCACCAAAAACAGGGTCATCCTGAGCACCGGGGTTCATGAAGCGCTTTTTGAATTGAATCAGAAGATGGAAAACTATAACCTAAATTGAGCGATTCACAGG